GCTTTGCGTTCGTAAGCGCCGTGAAGGTGTTTCCGGAAACGGAAAGCGTCTGCGTCGCGCCCAGCGTGATCGCGTTCTTCGTCGCGATTGTCTTTCCGTCGATCTTTTCAACGACGTTCACCACGTCATTGTCCGGATCGGTTACGCTGTATTGATAGGTGAAATCCCCGCGCTTCGTGCCAAGATCGGCGTTACTGCCGGAAATCACGGGCGGCTGGTTATGGATTACGGCAATATCTCCGCTTGTGGTGTATGCGGAATAATTGCCGTAGCTGTCCTTTGCGCGGACGCGGTATTTTAACGTGTTCCACGCGGTCGATACCGCTTCCGTGAACGTCCTGCTTGCGGACGCTTGAACCTGTGTCCACGCGCCGCTGTTGTATGAGCGCTCGAAACAATAGGTCAGCGCGTCGCCGTCCGGATCGGTCGCCGCCGCGCAAGAAATATTGATGTTCTGTCCGCTGTAACACGTTGCTGGCGCGGTAATGCTGGGCGGCGCGGAAGGCGCGGAATTGTAGATTACCGTATAATTTCCGTCGCTGTTCGGGCTGTCAGATACCAAGATAGAAGATTTAAGATTACAAAGCGGGCGAACGCCATGGTAGCCGATGTACGCGCTGTTGCTGTTCAAAGAGCCGTCCGAATAGACGCGGCGGACGCTGTTGGCGTTCGACGAATTAGGCGTTCGTAGCCACCAATACCAGCCCTTTGACGTGCTGAAATTGGCGTTCGTGTACTCCGAATTGTTCACGCATTGCGCCGTAGGATAAGCGACGCGGGAAGCGTCGTTGCTGAATAGCGCAAGAAGCGTTCCTTCTGCGATATTGTTTTCATTCGCAAGCCCCACTTCGGTGGTGGACGGAAGGAACATTTTTGACGTTACCGTTTCATAACTTCCGCCGTCGGTAACGGTGTTCCTTGCGACGGTCTGCGTTGTTGTCAGAAGCTCCGCAACGAACTTCGGATCAAGCATAGCAAGGAAGCCCGCCCACGCGTCGTACTCGTTGTAATTGTTCCATACGTTCGCGTTTGTAGGCGGCGCGTCCGCGCTGTGCTTTGCGCTGTACCATGCGCCCGCCGTTGCGTTGCTATTCAGCCATTGCAGAATGTTTGAATGCTGATAGCGGTTATTGCCGTATTGTTTCCGGTCGCCGTTGCTGTTGTTCGGTTCTTTCGCGTCGAAACACATTAACTGAATGATTTTTTCCGTAATCAGCGTTACGGAATTCGACGGGTAGCCGCTGTGGTTCTTGTCGGCGATCTTGAAAACGATCTTCGATCCGAAGCGCGATTGATACGCCGAAAGAACCGGAACTTCAATCTTCGCACCCACCGACAAACTGCCTAATGTTTTTGACATTGTGCCGCCTCCTTTGGTTTTATTAAGCTGTTGTAATAATGATCCGTCCGCCGGATCAAGTGATAACTGTTTCCTTTTTCGGCGTGTCCTCTCCAGCTTTGATAGGATTGTTCAACGGTCTTTGCGTCGATCCGTCCCGCCGCGTGAAGGGCGGCTAATTTCTTCAACTTCCGCTTCATATTGTTCTTGCTCCGGCGGCGCACCTTGCGGATCACCGCGCCGCTTTCGGTCAAGTATGTATGAAAGCCCAAGAAATCAACTCCGTGTTTTAAGGGAAAGATATTTGTTTTCGCATTCAGCGAAAGCCCGCGCGCCTGTACGAACGCTTCAATCTGCTTCCGGCACTCCTGCAAATATGCTTTGTCGTGATGGATCAAAAAGAAGTCGTCCATATAGCGCCCGTAATATTTGATACCCAGCTTTTCCTTTACGAAGTGATCCAGCCCGTCAAGGTAGAGAAGGGCGAAAAGCTGTGAAGTTTGATTGCCGATCGGTATTCCGACGTTGCCTTCGGTGCTGTCGATGATAAGATCAATCAGCCACAAAACGTCCGGATCGGTTATCTTCTCGCGGATTAAGGTTTTCAAAACGTCGTGCCGGATCGAATAGAAATACTTTGAAATATCGCCTTTCAGTATCCAGCCGTCAATTCCGTTCTTTCTGTAAAACCTCCGCATGAACTCTTGAAGCCTGTCTAACCCGTAATGCGTACCTTTCCCCACCTGCGACGCGTAGTTATCGCGAATGAACGATCGTGTCAAAATCGGTTCAAGCACGTTATCGCAAAGCGAATGTTGAACAACCTTGTCTTTGTAGCTGTTCGACATAACCACGCGGCGCTTCGGCTCGTATACCTCGAACGTGTTATACGGGGACATGGTATAGCTTTTCGTTCTGATCTGCGCGCTTAATAGGTTCAGCGCTTCAAGAAGATTAACTTCAAACTTTGCCGCCGCTCCTTTCCACCTCTTGCCTTGCCGCGCCTTTCGGTAGGCATTGTATAGGCTTTCAAAGCTGTATATCTTTTCAAAGTCTGTCATAATAAAAAATCCTCGCTGTTTATAACCTTTGCCAGCCGCCGGAAGGCGGTATGCTCCGGTATCGGCGATCCTGTATTCGTCCCCGCCGTGGATAGCGGCGACGGGATACACCTTCCTTTGATGGTGGTATTCTGCTTTCGGCTGTGCCTACTCGTTCACATAGTCCACCGAAGCGGGCGAACGCCATTGTTGCCGTTGTACGCGTTGTTGTTGTTCAAAGAGCCGTCCGAATTGACGTTGCGGACGTTGTTGGCGTTCGACGAATTAGGCGTATCAAGATGTACCCCGAACGTTTTTCAAGCTCTCGTTTTGTCCCGCTTCTTCCACGCGGTCGTCATGTACTTCACTTCAAGCGCAAGTTTTGACCAATATTCGCAACTGCTCATAGAAATAAAGCCCATTTCCTGCGAAAGCTCTATGAAAAATAGAAGCTCCTTGCAATAGGTCAGCGCCTTTGCTTGTAGCTTCTGCCGTTGTCTGTATTCCTGCGCGTCCCGAAGGTCTAATTCGTTCGCTTCAAGGACGCATTCGTAAATGTCCACCGCTTTATCCTGTATCCTGTTTACAAGCGTGAAGCGGTATTTCTTCGGGTAGCGCTCCGTCGAATTCGTGATCGTGAAGGTGTGCTTTACAAGGTCTTTCGCTTTCACAATCACGTTGAATTCCGTCGGTTCTTTCCGCTCCCGCTCCGGTCTTTGCATAAATGCACCGTCCTTTTCGCATTCGCTCGATTATCGCGGTATCGTCGGCGCACCCGTCGAAATCGAAGCCCACTTCGGTAACGGTCAGCGTTGCCGCGTTCCCTGTAACCGTTGTTCCTGTGATCTGCAATACCTCCGCACCGCAAGCCGCGCATGGCGGGGAAAGCTCCGCAAAGATGTTTCCGATCACGCACGATAATTCCGCCACCGTGCAAGCGTACCGCGTCAACATTCGATCCTCTGCAAACTCTCGTTCCAAATGCCCGTAGACGTTACGCCGTCGAGATCATCGAAGAGGATCAAGAACGGATTTGTCGTAATGTCATTGAAAAGCACCGCTTCCAGCATATCCACGCGCGCGTCAAGCGCGTTCGTGATGTTCAGAAGGTTTGTTGCCGCGTTATCGTCAAGGACGGTTTGCAAGCCGTTAAACCATGCGTTGAAATCCGCCGCCGCCTGTGTTTCAAAGTCCGCCATGTGTTGCTCGAACGCGTTGTATTGCGCGTCGCCCTGCAATTTCAGCGAATTCATATACGAAACAAGTGTGTTGTACTCCGCCGCCGAAAGGGATTGATATTCAGCGAACCACGCTTGAAGCTGTGCGTTAAAAGCCGCCGTGTCGATCTGCTGAACGACTGCGGCAACAACGCCGCAAAGCGACGTGTTCAAGCGCTGATCCGTGATCTTGCTTTGCGTGATTGCTGTTACGCCCGCGCCCACGTAGATGTCCGCCAGCGCAAGCTCGTAAACGTCCGCGTCCCTCTGCAATGCGGGCGCGGTAGGGGACGCGCTGAACGAAGAAGATTTGACCTTCACCGACATAACGCGGTTTGTTAAGTCCCAGCGGACGACAACGCGATCAACGCGGTTCAACTGTCCGTCCGCCGTGTCAAGCTCGACGGCAAGATCGCCCGTGTTGAAGTAGAAGTAACCGTTGATCCACGCTTTGCCCGTTTTTACGTTCAGCTTCATTCCGTCATTTGCGACGACTTGAAGCCCCGTCGAAGGGACGGGGAAAATGCCGTTCCCGATGAACGAAGCAAAGTATTCCGCCCAATCCTCCGCCTTGTACGTGCGATCGTGCGAAACGCTGTTGAAGAAACTTGATTTTTCCATGCTGTGAAGCCCTCCTTTATTTCGTAATCTGCCGAATTTGTGTCAGAAGCGCGGGCAAGCTCTCGCCGAAGGTAATATCTATTTCTTCGCCGCTGGTTTCGTAGGTTTCCGCAATCTCCGTTATGCGAACGTCAATGCGGACGTTCCAGCGCTTATTGATACACGTTACCCGATCGCCTAAATCGTAATCCGTGCCGTACTTCAAATTCGCGTTCGTGTTGATCTTCGATCCGAAAGCAAGCGTTTCCGCGTATTGCTCCAGCTCTTCAACGCCGCGCGCGGAAAGAAGCGCTAAATACTGCGCCGTTGTAAGCGTTACGGTCTGCCCGCTCTCGTTTTCGTATTCCTGCACGATGTCCGTTGCATTGATGAAAACTTCGTCGCGGGAAAGCCCCGCCGCGCTTCCTCCGACTTCCGCAACCTTCCGCGTTACGCCTTCTTTTTCCTCTCCGCCGATGTAAGCCGTTGTTTTAAGGTTTTCAATACTGTTCGTGTATTCCTGTTCCACGATGTTGTCAAATTCCTGTGAAAAGATACAAGGCGCGTTTCCTGCGGCATTTCCCGCCGTAAGGTCGCGCCCTTTGTAAACGGAAAAGGTGTGCTTTCCCGTCCGTGCGTTTGTTGTAACCCGAATACCCAGCTTCGCCGCCTTCGCCGCCGTTTCCGCCGCAAGCTGGGCGTTCACGTACTGTTCGGAAGTATAGTCGATCTGCCCGCTTCCGGTGTCTGCGTCGGTCGTGGATATGCTGAAATTCGGGATATTGCGCGCCGCTCCTGCGTTCGTGCAAGTCTGCTTCACAATGGCGTATAGAATGTTCTGTGTCGTGTCCTTCGTGATGATCTGCGTTGTCAAAATGCGCTTGCCGATCCACGAAAGCAGGAACTTTCCTTGAACCTCTATTTCCTCCATGCCCTGTGAATTTTTCGTAATGTGAATATAGCGGATTTCCGCCGCTTCTTTCCCGCCGCGCTTGATGATGATATTTTCCTTCACCAGCAAGCGGGCGTGATCCTCCGTGAAGGGAACAAGCAACTTGAATTCGCCGCAACTCCAATAACGCCGCGTCCATATCAAGGACGAAATCTTTTCGACGATCCCTTGAAGTGTCATATCACGGCTATAAACGTATAATTCCACCGCGCTACACCCCCAAATACAAGTTATTGTGATAGATCGAAACTTCGAGATTTTCGGCGTTCGCGTCCGCTGAATAACGGAAGAGATTGTCGCCCACGGCGATCTGCAAATACGAACTATCAACGTCGAGATAGCGGAACGCGTCAGTAATTACGCCGCCACGGTTCAGCTTCACGGCTTTTTCACCGTAGCCCGTGGAAACGGTTAAAACGTCGCCCGCTACAAGCGAAATATTCAGCTTGATAAACTCCCGTGTATCGACGTTCAGCAATACGGGATTTGTAACCGCGCCGATCGCGCGGAACTCGATCCGGATACCGCTTTTCACGTCGCCGGAATTGTAGACGTTCACAATCAGCGACGGCTGGCGATAGCCGATTTCCCACCCGTCGTAAAGCTCCAGCCCGTCCGGAACTGGAAATTCAAAGCCGCCGATCCACGTTGCTATGTCCTCGCGTGTTTCCGTTTCCTCTCTCCAAAAAGGATTAAGGCACGAAAGATTGACCGTGAATTGCTCGAAGATCGGCTTCCGTTTGAAGATCGGCGCGTCGTCGATTTTGCACCCGATCACCCGCCGGAAGTCGCCGAAAACATACGTCAACGTTGCTTCGTACTGCGGATTTAATATGCGGTTCAGTTTCCGGCGTAGGTTCTGCGCCGCTTGCTTGTCCCGCTCCTTGATGTAACCCACGATGTCAATATCGCGGCTTTCGATCCGATACCCCAAGTACGTGTCGCCGTCCTGCCCCATGCTGTTTGTACTATAAATAGCGTTCCGCACGTCGGAAAGTCCGGTAACGTCCTTGAAGTTTACGTGATACGAAGAAGCGGGGGAAAACTCTATGCTTTCCCCGCGCTCGTTCGTGTAAATCAATTTTTCTTGCGTCCTCATGCCATAACCTCCCGCGCGATCTGCCGGAACTGCCGCGCCGCCTGTCTTTGCTGTTCGGCGTAGCTCGTTTCGTTTGCATAGATGTTTTGCACGACTTCAACGGAAGGCGTACTGCCGCCGCGCTTGTCGCGCCCCTCTTCGGAACGGAATTCGGGAACGGCGTTCGATGTTTCACGGCGGATCGTGCTTTCAACGTCGCGCATTTCGCGGGCGAAGCCCTCGCCCAAGCCCTGCGCCATGTAAGAGCCGATACGGGCAAAAACCTTCGACGGGGAATTGATTTGCATTTCTGCTTCAACTGCCGCCACGATCTCTCTCATCATTGACCGCACTTTGCTTTCCAGCCAGCCGGACATATTTTGAAAGCCCCGCCAAATGCCGCGCACCATCTCTTCGCCCGCCGCCGTGAACTCCGATACGTAAGAGCGAAGGGCGGTAATAATGGGCTGAATGATTTGTGCAACCTTGCCCGTGATCTGCGGGATACCCGCGATCATGCCTTGCGCTATGCTCTTGTCGATGTTCGTTCCTTCGGTTACGAACTTTTGATGTTGCGCCGTGAATGCGGTAATAATGCTTTGTACGATCTGCGGGATTTTCTGCGTGATCTGCACGATCGCCGTTACCATTCCGGAAGCTATGTTCTTGTCGAAGTCCTGTCCGGCTTGATTGAAACGCTGTGCTTGCGCCGTCAATCCGGTAATAACCCGCTCGACGATCGCGTTCACCGCTCCGGACAATCCTTCAATGTTCGCAATAATACCGTTGTTCACGGCGTTTACTGCTTCCGCCGCCGTCAGCGCGCCCGCGCCGCCCATTGCGGCGGTCATATCGCCTTCAACGCCGCCCATGTTGTCGGTGAAGCCTACGCCCACGCCGTCCGCCATATTGCCTCCGATTTCGGCGAATACCGTTGACGGGGAATGAATGCCGAAGAAGTCCTTGATACCCGAAACAAGGGACGAAGCCCAGCCGGATACCTTTTCCCACAACCACGAAGCCGCGCCGCTGATACCTTCCCACAAGCCGTGAAGAAGGTTTGCGCCCGCGTTTATCATTTCGCCGCCCAGCGACGCGAACGCTTGCACAATGCCGGAAACAATCTGCGGAACTGCCTTCACAATTTCAACTATGATCGTCGGCAAATTCTGAATGAGCGCCACAAAAAGCTGAACGCCCGCCATAATGATTTGGTCGATATTCCCGATCAGCGCGTTTACAATACTGCTGATTATCTGCGGGATCGCTTGAACGATCGTCACGATGATTTCCGGCAACGCCTGTATGAGCGCGACAAGAAGATCAATTCCCGCTTGAATGATAAGCGGTATATTCTCCGTAAGTGCCGTTATAATCCCGTCTATGATCTGTGGGATCGCTTCTACGATTGCGGCTATAATTTCCGGAAGGGCGGTAACAAGCGCCGTCAGAAGGTCGATACCCGCTTGAATGATCTGCGGGATCGCCGATAGCAACCCGTCGATAAGGCTTGAAATTACTTGCGGAAGCGCGGCAACAATAACCGGTATCGCGTTTATAATTCCTTGCGCCAGCCCTGTTATAAGCTGTAATGCTGCGTCGATCAGCAACGGGATATTGTCGATCAGCGTTTGCACGATTTTCATTATAACGTCAACGGCGGTCGGAACAAGCGTCGGAAGGGCTTTTGCAATTCCCGTCGCAAGCTCCAAAATTAACTGCGCCGCCGCTTCAACAAGCAACGGCAAGTTTTCAATCAGCGTGTCAACAACCGTCATAACCGCCTCAACGATAACGGGGATCAACTCCGGAATAAGCGATAGAAGCGTTGACAATATCGACTTGAATAGATCGACAACCGCCGTTAATATCGTCGGAAGCAGTTTGCCGACATTCTCCGCAACGCCGTTTAATAGCGTCGGAAGTGCCTTCACGATGTTTTGCACAACTGGCGTTATATTGTCGATTACGTATCCTAAATATTCCGCTACGTCGTCAACCAGCTTTTGAATATCCGCGTCCGCGTTGCCAAGCCCCGTAATAAGGTTTGACCATGCGGCGGAAAGCGAATTCATAGAGCCTTGAATTGTTTTCGTCGCTTCCTCCGCCGTTGTTCCTGTCACGCCCATTTGATCCTGTATTTCGTGAATAGCAAGGATCATTTGGTCGAAGGAAACATTATCAAGGCTTGTGATCTTCTCTTCAAGAATGCCGCTGTCATTGATAAGCCGGATCATTTCGGATTGCGTACCGCCGTAACCCAGCTTTAAGTTATCCAGCATTGTGTAATTCTGCTTCGCGAAGCCTTGATACGCGTTTTGAATGGCGGAAATGTCTGTCCCCATCTTGTTTGCGTTGTCCGACATATCCGTAATAGCAAGATCGGCAAGTTTCGCCGCCTTTTCAGTATCGCCGCCCAAGCCGGATACAAGCGCGGCGGAAAAGCTCGTTACGGTTTCCATGTAGTCGTTTGCCGAAAGTCCCGCCGTTCGGAAGGCGTTGTCAGCGTTTGAAAGCGTCGTTTCCTGCGCGGAAATAAGTTTGTCATATTCTGCGCGGGCTTCGTCAACGCTCTTCCCGACGCTTTTTGCGTATTCCTCCAGCGATTTTCCGCCCGCTCCGAATAGTGTTTCAACGCCGCCGACAAGCTGTTCATAATCTCCAAAACTTTCAACAACCGCCGTTCCCAGCTTGTATGCAACCGCGCCAGCGGCGGCGGCAATCGTAGCAAGCCCCACGGCGAATGCTTTTGCGCCTGTCGCAACTGCGCTTCCGACGCTCTCCCAGCTTATTTTTGATTTCTTCAAGCTGTCGTCGATCTTGTCAATTTGGTTCTTTGTGCTTTTCATTTCTGCGGTACATTCGTTCAAACTCCGCTTCAATTCAAGCGCTTCGTCGGAATTCTCGCCGTATTCAACCGTTGCCGATCTGTACGCCTTTTCCAACGCTTCAACCTTTTTTTGCTGTTCTGCGAATACCTGTTTCAGAACTTCTTGTTTTGCTTTCAGCGCTTGCGCGCTATCTCCGTTGTTCTCATACTCCGCCGAAACAACCTTCATTTCGGAAGCAAGAAGCCCTAATTGTTTATCCACGTTCGCGGCTTCTGCGGCGAATTGCTCCGACGCTGGCGTGGTCTTGTTCAAACTCGCGGTTATTCCGTCAATCTCCGCTTGTGTTTTAACCATTTCCGCCTTCGTGTTGTTTAGGTTTGTTTGCATTTTCTGAAAAGCCGTGCTTGTCGGATCAACGCCCGCCGCGCGCATTTTCTCCAATGCCGCTTCCGCCGCCGCCGCTTTTTTCGCCTGTTCGTCAAGCGACTTTTGCAAAACCTCCTGCTTCTTTGTCAGCGCTTCCGTACTGTCCGCATTTCCGGCGAATTCCGCCGTAATCAGTTTCATTTCTGAACCGATTTCGCGTAGGGAAGAATTTATTGCTTTGCAAGCGTTTCTATACTCTCTTTCGCCAGTAAGGTCGATTGATGTTTTGATCTGCTCTTCTTTCGCCATTTATATCCCCCCTAACACGTCGTCGATGTCAACTTCCTTCGGATCGGGCTTAAAACGATCCGGATTGAATTCACGATGGATTTTGAAAAGCGTCAAAATTTTATACGGTGTCATGCGCCATACTTCGGCTTCGCTCCACCGCAAAAGCGTTACGCCGATATAAAGAAGGCGGGCAAGGTCTATTATTCCTTGCCCGCCGTCGCGTTTTTTCCGTCGTCCTCTTCGTCGTCCTCTTCGTCCCTTTCGGGCGGTTCGGTCGTTCCGGTATTGCCAAGTGTGAACGACTTAAAGATCGCCGTTTTCACTTCGGCAAAATTGCCCGTATGAATGAGCTTGCCCACCTGTTTTTCGGTAAGCGGTTCTTCGTCGTCCTCTGCACCCTCGTTCAAAAGCACGGTCAAAAGCCAGCGAAGATTTTTAATGCTGTCCTTTCCGGAAAGCACGGTATCAAGGCGATCAAAGCCGCCGAATTTATCCTGCATTTCGTCGATCGCGTTCAAACTGAAAAGAAGGTGTCTTTCCTTGTCCAGTACGATCGGGAAGCGTCCGTCTTTAATTGCACTCATAACAGAATAAGGCGGGAAGCCTTTTCAAGCTCCCCGCCGTTCCTCCTTTCAATTTCGATCAGCCGCCCGCGTTATTCGGTTCGCGAACGGTAGTAAACCAAGCCGCCGCCACGCTGTTCGTAGGCTCTGCGACGTGTTCAGCCTTCCACAAGCCGTCGGAACGCTTGATGAACTGCCCGACGATCTCCGGCGTGGTAAATTCGATACTGTCGCCCTTCGTGGTATAGTTTTCGTCCGGAACGGCAAACTTGACTTTGTAAAGCCAAATGTACTTGTACGTTCCGCCCGCTTTCTTCGCGCGGAAGCCGATTGCGAAATACGGCGCTTCGTCTGTGTCTGCACCGTAGACAACCTTGTCCGCGTCCTGCTTCTGCCCAAGCAGGGCGGCAAAGTCAGCCGGAAGAAGATCGTTCACGTTCAGCGTAATTTCTCCGGAAACGAATTCTTTTACAACTTCGTCCGCGCCGTCGTCGGCATAAAGGATCGCTTCGGCTACTTCCACGGAAAGCTCCGCCGAAATCGCCTTCGCCATACGTACTGGCGTTCCATATTCCTCCGCGCCGTCCGTGCCGATCGTAATAGGCGCGCGATAGAGATCGCGCAATCCGATTGTTGCCATTTGTCATACCTCCATATACTTGATTTGCACGGTAATATGATAATACCCCGTGTCTTGTTCGAACGTTTCTGCGTCTATCGTCCAGCCGTAGAAATCCGCCGCTTTTAGCGCCGCTTTCATTTGCTGGAGAATTGCGAAATAGTCCGTCTTTGAATAAATGTGAATTTGATACGTGTATTCCTGCGCGTCCTCTTCATCATCTGAAAAGAACGTGTCGCGTCCCACGACAAGCTGATAGACGATAAAGCATTCCGCCCTCCCGCCGTATTTCAGACGTTCGACGGGAACGCCCAGCTTGTCAAGCAACGCTTTCAAAATGCTGTCAACGTTCATTTTGCTTTCCCTCCCATACGCGGCGCATAGCTGATATTGCGTTGCCCGCCGCGCTTTCGTTCGCTGTCGTGAACCACGGACGCGCGGGCATATTAGAACGCCCGTAATTCAGCACGAAGCCTTTTTCCGCGTTGCGTACACCGTGCCGATCTTTTCCCGTCGGCGCAATCTCGATGTATTTTCCGCCGTTACGCTCCTTTACTGCCGATACCTTGATCGAAGCAGTTAACGCGCCCGTGCTTCTGCCCGTGCTGTTTAGTTTTGACGTTTCCGCTTGAAACGCGCCTTTCATCACTTCGCCGCCAGCTTCTAACATTTCCGGAACTGCTGCCACCGCGATCGCTTCTTGCCGAAGCAAGGCTTCTTGTACGTCGTCAAGCCCCGTTATGGTGAATTTAGCCATCGCCGCCGCCCCCTTCCGCTTCCGGAAGATTAACCAGCGTCAATTCTGTAAATTCCCCGTTGCCGTGTAAATACGTTCTGTGTACGCGGTATCGCTTCCCGCTCGAAACGGGATATTCCACGATCTGCTGTTCCTCATACTCGAAGGAATGAACGTCAAACTTCAACGTCGCTTTGTACCCTGCGTTCTGCGCTTCGTAAAACTCTGTGTGTCCTACGGATTTTTTGTCGGCGAAAACCGTTGTCGCAGTTTCTGTACGGGCGACGGGGAAGCCGTGTTCGTTCGTGCGCGGCGAAGGATCAGACAGCGCGATCAAGGTTATTTGTTCGCCCCATCTCATTCCGTCGCCACCTCGCCTTCGATATAATCCGCCGCCAGCGATAGCGCGCATTTCAAATAGTCGTATGCGTTGCGGTAGCGCTCCGCGTCGTCATTGAAGCCGAATTCCGCCTTTGCATAAAGCACAACCGCCCGATCAAGAAGGGGATCGCCCAGCGTTTTACTGGACGATCCCGCTTCCGCCGGAATGTTGATACCGACAAGGCGAAGATCGGCAATCGCCGCGTTTATGAGATCGGAAACTTCGCCGTCAAGCGCCGTCCCGCTCAACCGCAACGCCAGCTTTACCTTGTCAAGCATTTGTCAGCCCTCCCGCTTTAGGCGGTCGCCTTGACCAGCTTCACGATGGCTTCGCCGATAGCGGGCGCGCAATCGAAGATCGCAATACCGCTATACTTGTAGCTGTTCGTGTCGATGTCGTATGCGCTCTTTACGCCGATATTTTCAGCAAGGTTCGCGCAAACCTTCTTGAAGTCGCCCAAGAAGGCTTCGTGATCCGCTACGTAATCAGACAGAAGAACGGGATAGCCGTACACGAAGTACGCGTTGTTCTGAACGGTTACAATGTGGTTCTTGCTGTTGTCCTGCAACGGCATAAAGTCGGTGAACAAGGTTTTCTTGTTCATAACGAACTTGCCGTTGCGGTCGTAGCCGGAAGGCAGAAGCCCGATCAGCGTCTGGACGTTTGCGGCGGAAAGTGCGCCCGTCTTTGTAACGGTAACGCTGTTTGTCGCGTCCCAAGTGTTCGCCTTGTCAATGCCCTTCGGCTGGGAAGAACCCGTGCCGTTGATAAGCAAATCTTCGACTTTGCGGGCGATAGCTTCCGCCAGCATATCGACGATCCAGCTTTCAAACGCGGAAATGCTCATAGTCATTACCGTATCGGAAATCTGAACCAGCTTGACGATTTCATAGCCGGAAAGGGAAACGGTGGTCAGCGTGTCAGCGGCGGCGGTAATGCTTGCGTTCTCGGTGTGGATCGCGGCGGCGTTGTTCGTGCCTTCGATCGCAAACTTTACAGCGCCCTTGACGTGCAGAAGTGTAACTTCGTTCAGCATGGGCGCAAGTTTCTTCACCTTGCTAATGATCTCGTTTGCGGTCTGTGTCGGGATAGCCTCTGCGCCCGCTCCGCTGGCGTTGCTGAATGCGCGCTTCTCTGCGTCGTTCAGCGGAAGGCGGCGAAGGTTTTTCAGCCACGCGGAACGATATTCGGGCGTACCGAAGGGATCGTCGGGCGTGTTGTTCTCGCCGTTGTTCTGCTGGAAGGAACGGGAAACAATGCCCGCACCCTTCGCGATATTGTCAAGAATGCCGTTGCGCTTCTCTGCGGCGGCAATCAGTCCAGCGCGCTCTTCGGTAAGCTGTGCGGTTTCCTGCTCCAGCGCGTTGATTTCCTCGGCGGTCATGCTCTCGCCACGGGCTTCAATATCCTGCTTGATAGCCGCAAGACGGGCTTCAATCTCTTTAATTCTCATTGTGTTAAACCTCCATCATAAGTTTGATTTTTAGGATTTGTGCCTTCCGCGCTAACGTCTCCCGCTTCTCTGCTTCGATCACTCCGTCGAAGTAGGAACGCGCGGAAATATCGGTATCGGCGTTCGCCGGATAACTCACGGCGGAAACGTCGTAAACCTTCTTGATCTTCAAGATCGTTCTTGTGTGCGTGTCTTTGTTATATGCGTCCTCGGATACCGTGAACGCCCACGACATTTTGCAAATTAAGCCCGCGTCAATGCTTGCATATAGGCGCTTTGCTTCTTCCGTAAGGCTCAAATTTGCCGCAATAAACAAGCCGCTTTCCTGCGGCTCTAAAAGCAGGGAAGGCGGCTTGTTCTTTGCCATCTTGTTTCGGGCGAAAACCATACCCGAATGATCGAATTGCATAATAACGTCGGATAAGTCCGCGCCGACAAGCGCGTTCCGGTCGATCACTTCGCAATATTTGATCCCGCCGTATTCGTACATAACATACGGTTTATCAAACGTTGTCGCGAAGCCTTCAACGTAAAAATCGGTGTCAAACCTCTTTTCCGTCGTCCCCTGCGGGATCATCAACGGCTGGAACATTTGTCGGTACTCCCGTTCCTTCACCACCGGCATTTGGTGTAACCTCCTTTCCCAATTCTGAAACTTCCGTGTATTCCTTGCGGATATAATATTTCTCGCCGCCCTCAACGTGTGGTATGCTCCATACGTCCATAACTCCGTTGCGGTTCAGCAAGCCACGGTCAAATAACTGTGTGCTGATATTCAGCTTCGTTTGATTACTTGCATATTGTAAGCGATTTGCGGTAAACGTGATCGCGTTCCCGAAGGACAATTCCCGCGCCGTGTACGTCATATTCGACATAACAAGCGAAAGCTGGATTGCGAAAGGCTCGATCTTGCCTTCGTAATACGCGTTCCATTCGTCCTCTGTATATTTATTTTGCAGAATGCCCGCATTCGTGCCGAAGTAGTTAAACACATTTTCGTTGATCTGCGCCATCTGCGCGGCGTTGACCGTGAACGGCTTGCTTTCAATCGGCTTCACGTCTGCAAACTTCGCGTCGTAGATCACCATTCCCGACTGATTTTCCGCTGTAAGGTTATCCGCCGTGAAGCGTTTTCGCTCCTTCGTGATGTCCTCCGGCTTCAACATATTTGCAACCTTCGCCAAGAAACGAATAGAAGCCGAATTTTTAACGCCGTTGATAATTCCTTGATTTTGTGTATGGATCAACTGCATTGTAGGACGAAGCGCGGCGTTACTCTCGCCGAAGAAATCGTCGGTATACTGAAACTGTGTCATAACGCCGACGCGTTCAAACTCGATCGCCGCTTTCTGCCCGCTCCCGAACGTATAACGCAAAAACGGCGCGCCGTTGTACTCGACAACTTCGCACCGTTGAGGAAGCAGGGGATAATACCCGATCAGCCCGCCAAATTCATCTTCGATCGGAACAATGAAACAAGTATTATTCACCGAAAGGATCGTCGCGATCCTGTAAATGAACTTCGATGTATCCATGAACGGATTAGGCTTGAACTGCAACGCCCGTTCAAGGTTCTTTTGCGCCGTGCCGCTGATCTCCGGTTTCAGTTTTGAAGCGAAGGACGCGAACGAATGTATCGCCGCGCGCGTAAGCTCCATTTCGTAAATACTTTCCGGCGCGTTGCTGAAAACGGGCGTGTACCCGTTTAGCATTTTGAAATAGCCTTCCGCCTTCAAGTCGGCTTTCGGCTTCCGGAAGATAGTTTCAAAAACTCCCATGTTTTTATCACCCCGCATTTTTGAGCATTTCGCCGATTTCGTTATAATATTTCTGCCGCACGGTCAGCGCGTCGATCACGGAAACAAAGCCGTCAATTCGCGCCCGCTGTTCGATCTTCACGGGACGGAACTTCCGCGTTTCCATGTTGTGCTTCAATGCGACGTTGAGGAAGTGCGCTTTCAACAAGTTATTTTCGGCAATCTTGAAATTGCCGTCCTTGATAACGCCTTCAAACTCACGGATCACGGGCGCAAGGTTTTCACCCTGCCATACGTCGTCCGTCTGCCAGCCCGCATTCTTCAATTCGTCGATCAGATATTGCGCGGAATAGCGGTCGTATCCGATCTTCAAGATATATATTCCGTACTGATCCCGAAGCATAGAAAACCATTCGTAAACGTCGTGATAATCGACGTGGTTTTCGCCGGATAGCTTGACGATCCCTTGCTTTACGAATATGTCATACGGTACGCCGTCAATCGCTTGCGCCGTTTCAAGGCGGTTTGCGGGCATAAAGAATTGTGCGAAGGCATATAGAACGCCGTCCCGCTCAATCACGACGGAAGCGGCGGTCAAGTCCGTTGTTTGCGAAAGGTCTATGCCGCCCACGGCGTAACTGTCCTTGAAATCCTCCAGCTTCGCGTGAATTCCTGCGCCGTCAACAACGACGTAATCAAGCCACGCGACGGAAGAATTCTGCTTGATATTGCAATACTTCGTAAGGAATTCAGCCCGCTTCGATATACTCATTTCGGCGACGGCGATTTCCTCTTTGAAGAAGTCCGGCGAAACGGAAACGCCCATATTCGGATTTGCTTTTTTAAGCTCTTCAAGGTCGTTCCATTTCTCCACGTCGTCGATCATGTAAAGCAGGGGAAGAAGGCGGCGTTCCTTGCTTCCTCCCTTCAAAAACGCTGTCGATCTCTTCATCAATTCGTCGAAGATACCGTCGTTTTCGTAACCCGCCGTTGAGATCGAAAGGATCATCGGCTGGCGGCGCGCGCCAAGCGCGGATTTCATAACTTCGTACTGCTTCAAGCCGCCGTCGCCGCGCCACGACGCGACTTCATCGTTCACGACTAAATGCGGATTGAAGCCGTCGGATTTCTTCGCGTTGAACGCAAGCGGCTTGATCGCGGTATTGCTTTCTTCGATGTAAATATCGGAACGGCGCTTCTTCGATAGGTCGGAAAGCTCCGGTTCTTTTTTAATCATCTGATAGAAGTTATCGTAAACGATGTTTGCTTGTTCCAGCTTCGGCGCAAGGCAATATATTTTCGCGCCGTATTCGCCGTCAAGATACGCCATGTACGCAATGACGGCGGACGCAAAAAGCGTTTTGCCGTTCTTGCGCCCGATCACAATAAACACTTCACGAAAGACGCGCGTTCCGTCCTCTTCGACGATCCCGAACATAACGGAAACGGCGGCTTTCTGCCACAACTCCAGCTTCAAAAGGTCTGTGCGCCCTTCACAATGATGGCAAAAGTTTTCGATGAACCGAATTGCCTTGTTTGCCTTCTTCGCGTTGAAGGTGAAAAGCCCTTCTTGAAGCCCCTTCACGATGTATTCATACAGAAGGCGAACCCACTTGCCGACGGTTATATTTCCGGAAGAAATGCCGTCGTAATACTCGTAAATGTAATTTGAAAAGGGCATTTTTATTCGTCCCGTAACGCCTGTAAACGGCTTTCCTTTTTCTTCTCCGGCGGTACAAGATCGCAAAGCTGTTTGATAATTGCGGCGTGATTTTTTGTCATGGCGATATGTGTTTTCACCGCGTCGCTTTGCTTCGTCCCGCTCTGATTTGCGCCGTTTTGGTATTCGACGGTGTAGCCCTCTTCGTTGATGATCTCTTGTAATTCTTCAAGGGATACCGCCATGAACGCCGCGTTCTTGATAAGGCTTTCGACGGTCTGCAACTTGTTTTTATCCAAGTCTTTGAAAATGCGCTTCAAGCGGGAAAACTCCCGCTTGATCTTTTCTTCTTTCGTCAAGTCCTTCTTTGTCGCCATAAATATCACCCCCTTTTCCGGTCAACCCACACCCCCTTAAACGCGTACACCCGTTATGCGCGCGCCTGCGGAGTATTTTTAATC